CCAGACGTTTTCCATGGCGTGGCACACTCACGACCCACTCGCCCACTCCGGCTGTGTAGCCCAGTTCGAAGATGTTGCACTGAATTCCGCGGTGTGCCAGCATGTTGATAAGGTCTGAAAGGTCTGTTAACGGTCCACGACAACGAACCAGCACAGTTCCAGCAGGTGCTCTGAGTATCAGGTCCGGAAGGAGATCCGGGTTGCCGGGCTGGGTGGCAGTCTCAATATCGATTATTATGTTTGAGTCCCCCCTGTCGTACTGGAGGACAGCGGCACGTACCTCTGGATTATACCAGTTGCCGTCTGATGTCCAGGTTGCCGGTAGCTGGGTATAAACGTCTTCAAGCTGGTGTTCCCGGATCAGGGGTGGCTTGTAAGTGGCGAAGTGATGAGCTGTGGTCGGCATATCGTTAGCCAGGTCAAGCCCGTAGACATGTGTTGCTCCGGCGTGCAGAGCTGCAACACCAGCCCCACCGAACCCGCACCCCACTACGATTAACGGCTTCCCTGCGTAACACTCCGCGAATGCAGAGAATACTTCAGTTGTTCGCACTCCAGGTTCTGCGTTGCTCCCTGCATGGTCGTATATGGTGACTAAGGCTCGGATTAAGTCAGTTCGCGGGTTGGGACGAGAAAGGGCTGAGGCAGTATTCTGGATGTGATCCTCGAGCGGCCGCCGCTCAAAGGCGAGACGTCTGTATGCGTTGGTCGCGCGCTGGTGCCAGTGGGCAGTACGGCGTACCGGAACTGGCAGGTCAGGAAAGGTTACCGGTCGGATCAACCGCAGGCACTCATCAGAGCTCAGTGTGGTTGGAAGAAGGAAGCACCCGGCTAGCACATCAGCCACAAGCTGAGCCACGTCTGGATAGCCGTTCTCACGGAGTCCTTGGGACACCGATTGTAGTGCGGTCGCGGCAAGGATAGTGCGGCGGTCAGGATCGGATGTCAGCCGGCGGACGGGCAGGATGAAGTTTTTTACGTACCGATTAACACCTGCTCGGCTAACCCGCTCAGTTACCCAGCAATGCATGAGTACGCGGAATCCACCAAGCAGCAGAAGCTCGCTCTCCTCTGTGTCACGACTTGATGCAAACATGATCATTGGTTGTCGTGCATATCCTTCGTCCCCTGAGAGCAGTTTCCTGAGAGCCGCGGACCGTATTGCCATTGACAGTTTGTGGTATGGTGATCCAAGGAGGGAGCTGTAGCGTGGTACAAGGTAGAGTCCGTGTGCTCGCACGTACGGGTCGGAGTCCAACAGGGGGTGGCCGATGTGGCGGGCTATGAGGTTGGCTAGTGAGTCGCATATGGGTCGCAAGAAAGTCTCAAGGTGCCATCGGGGTCTGTGGCTGAAGAGTGTCCAACCAGCGTTCCTTAGGAACTCATCGGCTGCTGCACTTGATGCCGCGTTGACAAGGGTGCCGACTCCCGCGCCTAACACTTCTAGGAGGTCGAGGTTGTGCGAAGTGGCTATCACTACACTGGCGTCGGCCGCCACACGGGCCGCCCCTCTCTCTCGGAGCAAGTCGCGGAACCACCCAGCGACGACTGCAGTCTTAGCAGCAGGCCTCTCGATTCGACCATCCTTGGTGACCAGTCGGCTCAGCTGGTCAGTTTGTTGACGACCGATCCCTATTCTCACCAACCGAAGGTTTCGCACGAAGACTAGTTGATTATGCTCGAATCGCACAATAGGAGGAATGTCGTCGGTTTTAAGTTCCATTGGTAAGTTTGGCAACTCCTCAAGCCCGTCAGCGTTAATCCTGATCAAGACGGCTTCACCGGTTCCTGCGGAGCGGTCCATTCCTCGAGCCAATGCCCATACTACACATAGCATGAACACTTGAATCATCACTGGGTAGTCCTTGATGCCTCCACTTATCCCGGGGATGGAGTTCGTCGAAAGCATGCAGTGCGTGGATAGGTTCGCCAGTCCCATGATGTATGCAGCAAGGCTTCCAGTTCGAGCTGCATATCGATGGAAGAAGTTTCCCCCATGAATCCCTGGAAGTGATTCGGTCAGCTCTGAGAGAATAGTGTCAGATCGACTAAGACCCACAAGGTCAACAAGGTCAGTGATGCGTTGGGATGACCCCACCTGGCTCAGTATTAGTTGAAGCTTCCGGAATGCAACCGCTGTAGTGGTAGAGTCTGCGATTTTGTATCCGTGTTCGCTTCTCTTCTCACGTGTCTTACCACCCACGTAAGGATCGAATCGTCCGCGCGTCGTGTCAGCGATGTGCACGGGGCACGATATCACACCAAGGCATCCAGATTCAGAAAAAGCCTTGTCACCACGTGTGAAAATGAAGTCATATGGGTCATACGAGGAGAGACCGCATGGCTGTGGACATCCGCCTCGGGCCCACCGGCTTCGCAGGTCTTGTGAAACTACGTAGGTTGACCTTTCTCTCCATGGGTTGGCAGGCAATGTACGGAATCGCTCCATGAGGTAGGCAAACCACCGACGCTCTGCCGCCAGGATTCGCGGGACAAGCCGTGCACCCGCTGTACGTACAAGACCTTGTATTGTTCGTGTGGCAGTAAGCATCTTCCGGACCGCAACAGCTGTTCCATGTACAGAGCAGTCTAAGATGTCATGGGCGATTTTCGGGTTGAACGGAGTGAGCGTTGCAAGAATCCCGGTGAGACAGTCAGCGTACTCACGCGTGGACTCGTCCATGAGTTGCTTGAGCTCAGGTGGTCGTGTCATATCGCGTATGGTGTTGATTGTGGACTCGACCACCGATTCTGTGGGTACGGGCGGGACCTTGAGAGGTATGCTTTCTGGGTCTTGGACGAGGCGCGTAACCTGT